GATGCAAGTACTGGTAACCTCAAAGATGATCGTAAACATATGTCTATGCTCGAAGACTTCTGGTTACCTCGTAGAGAAGGTGGTCGTGGTACTGAGATCAGCACACTTCCCGGTGGTGAGAACCTTGGGCAGATTGATGACATTGTATACTTCCAGAAGAGATTGTATCGTTCATTGAACGTGCCTATTGGTAGGTTGGAGCAGGAATCACAGTTCAGTCTAGGAAGATCTACAGAGATCTCTAGAGATGAAGTGAAGTTCCAGAAGTTTATTGACCGTCTGAGACGTAGGTTCTCTGGACTGTTCACAACTATCTTGAAGAAGCAGTTGATCCTTAAACAGATCATCACCCCCGAAGACTGGGAGCAATTCAAGAACGACATACAGATTGACTTTGTTAGAGATAATCACTTTACAGAGTTGAAAGATTCTGAGATACTTAGAGAAAGACTAAGTACTATGGATCAGTTATCACAATACGTTGGAGAGTACTTCTCGCGTGAATGGGTAATGAAGAGTGTAATGATGATGTCTGATGAAGACATTGAACAAATGGCAAAACAAGTCGAAGCAGAGAATAGTAAGGGTGGAGACGATGACACAGGTAATGAGGAATATTAATGGAAATTGATTTAGAAACAAACCAACAACAGATCGCAGACTTTATCGATCAGATACAGGCACAGAACTTTAATCAAGCAAAGGAACACTTCGATTCTTTACTGAATGATAAAATGTCCGATGCGGCAGAAGCAGAGAAGATTAATATTGCTGATACTATCTTTAACGGTGCCGAAGATGAGTCTCACGATGATGATAGCACAGTGGACGATGACCTAACGGATGACCCTGATGAGGTAGAGATACTTGATCAAGAAGGGGAAGTTATCCCTGCTGAAGACGAAGACTAATTAGTTTCATCTTAAAGATCTAATATGTATAAATAAATACATTAACCTCGGAAACTTAGTATGAAAACATTTCAACAGATCAGAGAGGGTGCCAAAGTTGTCTTTAATAAGAAGATAGATAAGGTGCCAGTTAAGATCGTTAAAGAACCAAAAGGTTTCGCGGTATATATCGACGGTGATAAACTTGACGTGTTCAAGTCACAAGCAGAGGCAGAGAAGACAGCGAAGACTGTCATAAAGGAACTTAAATGAAACTGATTAGTGAATTCACTGAGACAGGTCTTGAGTGCATTATAGAAGCAAAGAAAGATGGTAGTGGTAAGAACTACGTCATCGAAGGTGTCTTCGCACAAGCAGATCAAAAGAATAGAAACGGACGTATTTATCCGCGACCCATTATGGAACGCGCAGTAAACAAATACGTCACGGAACAAGTTAGCAAGAAGAGAGCAGTCGGTGAGTTGAATCACCCCGAAGGCCCTACTGTTAACTTGGACAAGGTTTCGCACCTTATCACTGACCTTCGATTAGAAGGTAATGATGTGGTCGGAAAAGCACAAATATTGGATACTCCAATGGGTAAGATTGTTAAAGGTCTCCTTGAAGGTGGTGTACAACTAGGCGTGTCAACTCGTGGAATGGGAAGCATTGAGAACCGAAATGGTGTCGCATATGTTAAGGATGACTTTATCCTTGCAACTGTAGACATAGTACAAGACCCTTCAGCACCAGACGCATTTGTTAATGGGATCATGGAAGGTGTAGACTGGGTTTGGAATAACGGCATTTTGGAACAAAGTGTAATTGAAGATATGGAGACTGAGATCAAGAACGCACCGAAAGCGTATAGCAGTGCTGTACAAATTCGAGAGTTTAAAAATTTCCTCTCGTTAATCAAATCTAATATGTAAGGAGTCAATTATGACTGAAGAAAGTAAAGTCGAAGTTGAACTTCACGATGATATTAACGAAATCGTGGAGGAAACTCTCGAAGAAAAAGCACCTACTGCTAAAGGCATTAGTACAGACGGTCAGGAAGTATCCGAACCAGAAAGTATTGCGTCTGTAGACAAGGCGGCTAACGCAACCACACAAGCGGCAGTCCCTAAGACTAAAGCAGGTATGGTTAATGCTATGTACCAGAAGATGAACAAGTTAGACAAGAAGAGTCTTCAGGCGGCATACGGTAAAATGATGGGCGAAGAAGTAGTAGTAGATCAAGAAGTTGTTGCTGAGACTAGCACGACTGCTGAGTTAGATGCACTAGTCGAATCAGAGGCAACTCTGTCAGACGAGTTCAAGACTAAGACTCAAGCAATCTTTGAATCTGCTGTTAAGTCACAACTCTCCGAAGAAGTTGCTCGGTTAGAAGAGCAATATAAAGGTGAACTTGCTGAAGAAGTACAGACTATTAAGTCTGATCTTGTTGAGAAAGTTGACTCATACTTAAACTACGTTGTTGAGTCTTGGATGGAAGACAATAAAGTTGCTGTACAGAACGGTCTCCGTACTGAAATCGCAGAGAACTTTATGGAGAAAATGAAGGACTTGTTTGTTGAGTCTCACATTACTGTCCCAGAATCTAAGGTTGACCTAGTTGATGAACTCGCAAGTCAAGTTGAAGAACTTGAAGAGAAGTTAAATTCTCAGACTGGTGAGAGCATCAAACTGTCCGAAGAACTTGAAGTACTGAAGCGTGATCAAATCATTGCTGAAGCGGCACGAGGACTGGCAGACACCCAAGTTGAGAAGTTAAAAGGTCTTGCAGAGAAAGTAGAGTTTGATGCTGATTATGCATCAAAAGTTGCCAAACTGAAAGAGCAGTACTTCTCCAAAGAAATCACTGAAGAAATGATCACCGATGAGGAACCTGAAGCACTAGTTGAAGTTTCTGATTCTATGAGCAGGTATGTCGGTAAACTTCAACAAATGTCCAAGACTGCATTTTAGTAGTCAGACAATAATAAATCTTATTTAAGGAAACAAAGATATGAACTCATATGATACTCTCGTTGAAAAATGGGCACCGGTACTGAACGAAAATAGTTCTGGTGAAATTAAAGACGCACATCGTCGAAGCGTAACTGCCGCTATCTTGGAAAACCAAGAGATCGCAATGAACGCTGAACGCGCACAATCACAAGGTTTCGGTGGATTGAACGAAGCCGCTCCCGGTAACGCTACCTCATCTGCAAGCAACTGGGATCCAGTTTTGATCTCTCTTGTTCGTCGTGCTATGCCTAATCTTATGGCATATGACGTTTGTGGTGTACAACCAATGTCTGGCCCAACTGGTCTCATCTTCGCGATGAAGGCACGTTATGGCGCAGGTGCAACTGGATCTCGTGAAGCATTGTTCAACGAAGCAGAGACTCAATTCTCTGGTGATCGTTCTACTAGTCACGATTCAGACAACGCTTCTGGTTTCAGTGGTATTTCTGATGACTCGGTAACTGGTACTCGTACTGTCGATAGTTCTGTAGATGATTCTCGTCTAACTAGCACTTTCGCTTCTGGTATGACTACTGCCACGGCTGAAGCACTGGGTGACGGTGTTGGCGCACCATTCGCTGAGATGGGATTCACCATCGAAAAAGCAACTGTGACTGCTAAGTCTCGTGCATTGAAAGCAGAATACTCGCTTGAACTTGCTCAAGATCTTAAAGCAATCCACGGTTTGGACGCTGAAACTGAACTTGCTAACATTCTTAGCACAGAGATCCTTGCGGAAATTAACCGTGAAGTTATCCGTACTATCAACAGTCAAGCAAAAACTGGTGCTTTACAATCTAACGTTGCTACTCGTGGTATCTTCAATCTCAGCACTGATGCTGATGGTCGTTGGTCTGCTGAGAAGTTCAAAGGTTTAGTTGTACAGATTGATCGTGAATGTAACGTGATCGCTAAAGAAACTCGTCGTGGTAAAGGTAACGTAGTAATCTGTTCTTCAGATGTTGCTACTGCTCTTTCTGCTTCTGGTATGCTTGATTACAGTCCCGGTCTTGCTACTTCTTTGCAAGTAGATGATACTGGTAACACCTTTGCAGGTACTTTGAATGGTCGCATTAAAGTGTATATAGATCCATACGCCACTGCTGATTATATCACAGTTGGTTATAAAGGAACTAACGCTTATGACGCAGGTGTATTCTACTGCCCATATGTGCCTTTACAAATGGTTAAAGCAGTTGGTGAAGATAACTTCCAACCGAAAATTGGTTTCAAGACTCGGTACGGAATGGCATCTAACCCATATGTTGGAGCAACTCCTTCAAACAATGAACTTGCCGCTGTTAAGACCAACCAATACTACAGAATCTTCCGCGTAGACAACATCCTCGCCTAAGTAGTAGTATAAAAATAAGAGTAGGGTTAACCTACCTTCTTTCAGGGACTCTTCGGAGTCCCTTTTTTTATGTGCATAAATACAGACAAGGAAGATGTTCTGCGTATCAAGTGGTACGCACCGCAGTAGTGTACAAGGAACCCACCGTCGGAAATACAGGATAGGAGATTACTATGCGTGTATTAGCAATTGCTTTCGCATTGGTTCTGTCTGCTTGTTCAACTGTCGATGCAACTATCGATGGTACTGGTGGTATTATTAAAGGTGT